CTATTTACGACTAGTTAACATGAGAAAAATTATTTAAAACTCTGAGGCGAGCCCCCACGACTGAGTATTTACGTTAAAACACTATGGGGCACTTTCGTGTTATATGAGATTTGTGTTAATTTTTTCCACTTTCTGAACTTATGCTAATAATCAATCCTGCTCCTAATGATAGCTTTTTACAGGTTTGCTTAATACACCAGGTGTTATTTGAAATCTCACTTCGAAAGCCATTCGGTTGAATGTAACCTTCCGCAAACGCCTTTACCAATTCATAACTCGCTTCCGTTGTTACACTGAAACTCTTTGAGCCACTAGACACTTTATTAAATTTGGCTTTAGCCGCTGCGGTTGCTTCGGCTTCTGTTGGGTAGGTATACACGATTTTAAACGTGGGCTCAGAATCACCCTCTTTAACAACACCCATTTCACCTGTGTCAGTATCATGCCAATTGGCAGTAACGCTGCCAACTTCATTACGGCTACTATCCTGATATTGGTAGTTACTGCAGGATGATTTCTCAATGGTGTAAACTGCCAAGGCTTTTGTGCCACTCGCGTTCTTACCTTCCCCTTCTTTAAGAAAAAGCCAGTTACCATCAGCTATTTTACTCACACCACCATTTTGACTGGCCAATCTTATCATCATGGCCATATCCGACTCTGATGTCTGATCTAAGTGTTCGATACTGATTGCGCCAAGGTCACTGCTAACGATTGGTGTCAGGCTGTTTCTGTTCGCCACCTTAGTCAGTAGTTCTGAAATGGTGATGTCATCATAACTTGCTGTCCTCTGAGTTTGAATGCTGGTCTCCATATCCGCACCACCCATTGGAGTCGAGGTGGCCTTAATGGTTATCTGCTCAGGAAAACCTTTATCACCTAGACTACTGACATAGAAAGTACCCTGCTTATAAAGCCGCTGACCAAAGCCAAGTGACACCTCCAAAGCCGCGCCTTTAGATGGGAGTTTACTTATTTTGCTGCCATCCAGAACAATATTTAATGTGTCTGCACTTTCACCGCTCACATCGGTAATGCTTAATTCAGAAAAAGACCTTTTAATTGCTGCGGTGATATCACTGCCGTTCGCCACCACTTTAAAGACCGGCTGATAAGTTAGCTCCATAGAACATCCTCATCCTTCTCATCGTCTGCAGTGTAATCTGGTAAAATAATCTCTACACCTGCAGAAAATACCGTTCCATAATCAGCAAGCCCCGGATTAGCTTCCAGAACAGCGTGAACCGCCTGCTCACTGCCGTAGTAGTCGTAACAAATCTGATCAAGTACATCACCGTCTTTGGTTCTATATTGAATCGCCATAATATTTTATTTCCATTGAAAACACTTGCTTGGTTGGAATGCCCGCTTCCATATGTTTGTCTTCCGTGTTGGTTATTTTAGTAATGACCCAATAGCCGAGCACGGCACCAATACCGGAAACCAATAAAAGCGGTGTACCTAAATCACCGAGTTCAACCAAATCATCAATCTGATAGACACCAACACTCTCAAACTCCGGAAACACAACACCATCAAGTTTCCTTGTGGGGTTATTCTTTCCTGTGTACTGCAGACTAGCGGTATTATTGAACCGCTTTACCTCTGCCCAATTCCAACCATAGGTTTTAGTGAGTTTTTGATACGCTGCCGTTAAAATAGAGAACTTAAAGTTCCCCAGTTTCATCATTACCTGATTGGCCATAATTCATTACTCACTCATACTTAAATCAAACATCGCGTCTTGTTGGTCGGATAATTTACTGGCTACCGCTTTCCCGACGTCCTCTGGACTTTGACCCGGTGCGGCAATGACTTCTATTTTCTCCACTTTCTGGTGAACGGTATTTCCACCCGTCGAGGCATTCGTCATTTCATTTGCAACCTGAGCTCTAGCGCCATAATTATATGGATTGTAAGTAGATGCCTGACTGCCTGCGCCGCCATAGTACCCCCTAGGCGTAGGAGGGTTGTTCTTAACTGGCCCATCACTGTTACTAATCTCTGGTTTCGCTTCCTCAGAATCATCATCACCAAAACCAAAAAACTCGGCAACCTTCGAACCGGTGGTCACCACCTTTTCCCAGATTGCCTTTACACTATCCCAGTTAGCAACAACGGCCGCGGTTAATAAGCCGATAGCAAACGCAATGGCACCAATAGGATTTGCTGCCATCACCGCATTAACACCAATAGCAACACTTCTAAGTGTGCCTAGAGTGGATATCACCGTTCTTATATTCGTCACCACACCTGCGATGCCCATCACCATCTTGCCAGCCAAGATACCGGCTACGCCACCCGCAACGGTTTCCCAACCACCAAAAATCTGAACCGCATCATTCACGGCTCCGCCTATCTCGAACACCGCACCAGCAAAAGAGAGAGCCCCCTCTACTGCTCCTTGGAGAAAATCAACAATCTCTGTTCGGTTTTCACGTACAAAAGCACTGACCGTTCCAGCCAGTTCATCGAATATAGGGGCGACCTCACCACCCACAACACCCGCGACATCTTGCCAAGAGCTATAAAGCGCTGCAGTGACAGAAGTCATTGCGGTGTTATATTTTAATGCACCATCAGCACCTTCCTGAGTGAGATTATTGATGGCTTTCTGCTTATCTAGAAGCTCATCCAATCCTGCGCCACTGTTTTTAATGTAGGTAACTATCTTGTTACCTTCGCCACCAAATAACATGTCCGCCAGTGATGCGGCCTGCTGACTATCCCCGACTTTTTCAAGTCGACGCATGACAAATTCAAACTGCTCTGCCGCGCTAAGGCCATCCATCATGGCCGCATCAATACCTAATGCACCAAAAACATCCGCAACCGACGAATTCTCACCCAATGCTTTGAATTCACCAAACTTGTTCGTCAGCTCTTCGACCAAATCACCCGTATTTTCAGCATTCAGTCCTGCTTGCTCGGCTAGACCGCCCCATGCTTTGAACTGCTCAATACTCATGCCGTAAGCTTTAGCAAAACCTGCCTGCTCTGCGGTCGCGGCATTCGTAACAGAAGTCAACGCCAGCACGGTTCCTGTTAAACCGACTAACCCTGCGGTCGTTGCCGCGGCATACTTTGCCGTACTTTTTAGGTTGTTTTTTAAATCACTGGCGGCTTCAAACCCTCTCACCTCCCGACTCGCGTCATTTATCTCTTTACCAAGTTTGTCGTATTTCTTGGTAAGAAAAGAAACATCAGCACCACTTAACTTCGCTTTTCGGATCTGTTTTGTTAAGCTTCTTTGCTCCCGCTCTAGTGTCTTAACCTGACGAGTAGCGCCACCCAGTGATTTATCAACTTGGCTGGCCATCCCCTTAAAAGAAGAGTCAACGGCACCACCAAGAGTAACCACCGATTTAAGATGTTGTGTTGCGCTCATGGGCTTTTCTTCTTAGGCATTTGTTCAACAAAAAATAAAAAACGCGCCATTGGGAGCGCTTCTATCTCTGAGAGTGGCCATCCCGTATGGGTGGCCAGTTTGAAAATCAGTCCGTCTCGGTCTTCAGGTCGGAATCCTTCGAAGGTTTGATGCACTCCTTGTAGAAAGCTTGTAACTTTCCCACATCGGCCATATCCATGGAGTACAGAACGTCCTTATCAACGTTAGTCATTCGCTCAAACAACCACATATCTTCTTCCATCGGTCCAATAGCTTTTTGTTTTCTGTTTTGCTTGTTTTTTTCTTGTTCGAGTAGAATATGATCACGTACGTTAGGACGACGAGCCTCTATCTGGGTGATGGTTTCTTCTTTGTGGGTAATAGGATGATCAAGTTCAATAATATGCATAACTAAATTCCATTAGATAATAAAAAAGCCCCAGTCTTTCGACACAGGGCTAAAGGCAGAGTTAAATTAATATTTACAGACCAAGGTTCGCTCTGGCATCTTGCAATTGGTCTGTTCCGTTAATGATTCGCACCATGTTTGTCGGATCGATTTCATGGATAGTTTTGCCACCCACTTCGTACTTGTAATACGTCACCTTCATTTCACATGTCGTCGATTGGAAAGAGCCACTACTCTGAGTGCCTTTATCCACTTTAGTCATGATCCCGCGTAGCTCTTCAACCACCGCTTTCGTTTCACCCGTTTCATCCTCTTCCAAATGAGAACGAACAAACAATGGGATTTTCTTCCCATCTTTTTTTATGCCAAACAGGCCAAGAACATCTGGGTCTTCACCTATCGTGAAGCTTGCGCTCATCGAGTTCATTCCCATGTCCATGGGAACGGCCATATCCATACCGCCAGCACGATATTCTTCGGTCTGAACTTCCATTACCGGAGCGGTGTATTCGAGCATACTGCCGACTTTCTCCATCGCATCGATGTAAAGTCCCTGATACTTACGAACCCAATTAGACATTTGCTAGTACCTCTTCTAAGTAACCATTGTTTATACGAGAGCGGAAAATCAAATGCTCGGCTGGGTAATACACACCCACATCAAAATCGATGTAGCAGATACCTTCAGCCATTAAATCAGCAGAATTTAAGTCCTTATCTAACCACGCTTTACCGCCGGGGATGACCCCTTCTTTTTTCAATTTGCGCAGGTAATTATTCACACTGCCTACCACATCCTGCAAATATTGTGTCGACATTGGACGGTCAACCGCCCACTGCATAGAACTCAGAACGCTGTCGTTCACCATGTCAATAACGCGGCGAACTGGAACAAACTTCCATTTACTGTCCGTGGTACAAGAGCGGTTACCCCAGTGCAGATAGCCTGATTCGTTAATGGTGCATGAAACATGGTTCTCACTCATGACGTTCGCTAAAGAAGATCGGCTTTCTAACTCATAAGTGATCTCGTTGTACGTACCAACGATATTGTAAATTTCATGGTTTGAATGTGAAAAATGCACACCATGTTCGTTATCAATTCGGCAACGAAGACCCGCCACCGAGGCGGATGGCGGCATATGAACATACTTATTTAAATCGGTGTCCCAGATTTTATGCCACGACCAGAGCAGTTCTACCCGTTCGCCATATTTTTTACGACGCTGGATAGCTTCAATGTAGGTTGCTGTCATGTCCATGTCGACTAACGCCATAGCACGAAGCTTGGTTGCTGTGCTTTCCAGTTTCGCCCCAACCGCATCATCATCACTAAAACCTGGTGCTATTAAAATTCGTGGCTTATAGGCAGTAGCTGACTTAGAACTTTCTAACGTTTCAATCGCTTTAATAATATTGGATTTCTGCTCATCGGCATCATCAGAGCTTTCTGCCCGAACCACAACCATCACCGCACCATATTGCTCCATGGTTTGAGATATATACTTGTAAGCATCCGCGTCTATACCAAGGTCTTCTGCATAACGCTCATTACCTAACACCAAGGTGGGCGTATATAGAGGAAATGGTTCATCAGCACCATCGGTCAAAAACTCTTCTGTGCATACGTCGACCACTTCCGTTGTGGTGTCATCAGCGGTAGTCGTACACACGACCAATGCGGCAGCTTCTGCATCGGCCATCACTGCTGCAGCGACTGTGTATGCATTACTATTAGTGGCACCGCTGTCATCGGTCCCAAGCGTGATAGTGATCGCATCCCCCTTAACTGAGATAGCAACATTCTGAGAAACATCTGTCGTTTCTTTGATAGTAATATTGATGGCGTTACCATCATTGCCTACCGCAACGGCAGTAAAGGTCAAATCATCCTTCAACGTGGTTGAACCCACTGTGACTGATGCGGCGGTCGCGCTTGCTGAATCTTCAGCTTCTAGCACCATGCCGATAATCGACATATTTACCGTCGAGATAGAACGGGTGCCGTCATCCACTTCCGTGACTTCAGCACCATGTAAATAAGCAACCATGGATAACTCCAATTAGTAAATTTAGGGATTAAAAAACCCAGCACGATGGCTGGGCTCAGGTTATTCTGTCGACGACTCTACGGTATCACTTGGTATTATGGGCCTACCGTCATCATCTACTGAGTAAGTATCACTGATATCATTTACTGCATACGTGACACTTCCATCAACATTTGAACTAGAAGAACAATAAGCCCGTAATGCTTTACGGTATGTACGCCAATCACTATCAGTTGCAATGGCACCTTCATCACCGTCTAAATGTTTGTTTATTTGGACATCAGCGAGAGATAACTGGCTCGCAGCCCATTCGTATTCAATTTTAAACGTGGATTGATTTTCTGCATAATTGAGCGCAACGTTATCTGTAACCCACTCTTGGGTATCGTCATCCCAACTATCATATATCGTTGCTGGCTCAAGCAATGTATAACTATCATCAATATCACCAATCTCTGTAACGACTTCTGATAAAGTGCAGTCTGCTTTGCTATACACAGTTTGATCACGATAATCAACAATTTGAGACCACTCACCGTCAACCAAACGAATAACATACCCATTATCTGCCTCCGGAGGTTCGTCAAATGTATGCGCATCCGGTAACTCAAAATATAAATCAGAAACAATGAATTCATGACCTGTCGAATCGTAATATGAACTGCCTATTTTGATATCAAAGATTTTCCACTCTTCATCAAACCGTATTACTTGCGTCTCTGAATCAAACTCTGGCGGCTCTTCGGTAACCGCGTCATCGGGATAGTCACCATCTGGGGTTCCAATGTAATACTTATTACCGTAAATATCATAATACGTAGCTAAAGACATATCTTCGATTTCTGTCCACGCATCTTCATCTGCATCATACTTACCAGTCATGCCTTCTGCCGATGGCGTATAGAGAGTTTCGGTAAACTCTGAGCCTAATGCAGTCCCTTTCGCTACGTACTCTTGACTGTTGCCTATCCAGTAACTATTCCCATCAAATCTAGACACCGCTAAAACAACATTTTCTTTCTGAAAAGCAGTACTCATTATGCCATCCTTACTATCCAGTTAAATTTAACATTATCAATTGTATTTTTTTCGTTACCCGTCGAACCGACAGTTATTATGTGTGTGTGAGAACCAATAGCGACAGTATGGCTGTGAACACCCGCAGAAGCGGTAGCTGCAGAGTAATTTGTGCCAGTAGCCCTCGATGATGAGACACCGCCACTTGTAGTATGACTATCACTATTAGTTGTAATACCATGCGCGTGAGAACCCGCACTAGCCGCTGTTTTGCTTCCTATATTGGTTGATGCAGCAGTAGCGGCATGCGTGTGACTCTTCACCTCACCCGCTTCATACGCTAACACCGTTTCACTATCGAGCTTACCTACCGCGGCCATTCCACGCATATCAGGCAAGACTCCTGTAGAGTAAGCAACCGCAAGGATTGGATACGCCTCTGTATCAAAATCTTGCCCTTTCATGATGGTCCAGCCATCAGGAGCAGTATCGGTTGGCCATGGAAGCGGGACACCTATAGGACAAAATAAACTAAGTGCCTCATCTAAGGATTCATTAATCGTAGATATTGATTCGCTATTAGTCTCAACAACTTTTTTTAGATATTGTGTCCTATTGGCCAATTGCTTCGCTTGCTTATTGTCAACACCATCTTCACCGCCTTGTACCGGGTCGGTTTGTTCCAACTGGTAAATTTCATCTTCCCAAGCGGCTTCTTCTGCTAATCCTGCCATTTATGCGCTTCCTCGGTTATACATACCATCTCGATTAATCTCACCATTATGAAGATGTAACGCTTCTTCATAATGAAGCCCTCCCATAACGCAGTGCAGTGGTGCAGTCGCATTAATTAATTTTTTGACCTGAGTGGCTTGGTCGTTGGTGATAGCTCGCTCTAAATAAATTCGGTATCGTCGCCACGCTTGTGACCAACCATGATAAAAATGGCCATTACGAGTTCGACTACCATCTCGGACCTTAATGTTTAATCCCTGAATAATGTCAATCTCGTCATAACCAGCATTTCGAAGTATTCGCCGAATGCTGCCCGGAGAGCCTTTAACGCAGTGAACCTGAAACGCTTCGGCTAACGTGGTACGTTTACTCTCTTCCGACCATTTCTCATCCCACTCATCAAGCTGAGCGACGATAGCTAATACCCAAAGTAGATCTATTGGGCAAAGCCAAGGATTCCAGAGATGACGAATGTCTGAGCTCATATCTGACTTCATCACCACTTCAAGTGATTTTTCAAAATCTGTAGCATTAGAAGGCAATAACGACATCACCCCTCCTCATCATCGGATGCAGCCGTAATGGTAATATTGGTGCAATAAGCCGCTGTATTTTCATCTGGATTGATGGCTGAAAAATCCGTTAATGTCACATCATTAACACCCGTTAAATGCAAGGTTTTGTATAAAGCAGAAAGGCTGACCTTGGTACCAAGATAATGCGCGTCATCCACGAATGCTTGAGCCGCCTCTTCTGCTGATGTCAGTAAAGTACTTGCCAATATTGAATCAGAAATACTTAACTCCGAGGTAATGGGGTACTCGGTGATGATGGCTGACTTAACAGTAATAATGGTGCAAAGCTGATAAATATCTTCATCGTCAAAGTAGTCTTGAACGAATGCAATCAGTTCATCGGATGCAGTACCATCACCATCGTATGACAGGATATAGACCGTTATATTGCCTTCACTATCACGTACACCCACCGCATCCTTTACGCTAGATGATGCATTTTTAGCGTGTGCCTTATACGAACCTTTTGTGCCTGCATTCGTTAGTTCGTTCCAAGATAAAAGAGCACGGTTCTTGAAATCCGAATCCGACTCCATCACCGCATCAGTATCATCGGTCGCTTCTTTAATGGTATTACGGGTTTTATTAAACCAGGCTATTAAGTTCTCAGCATCATCACCGCTAGACCAAGGCAACATCACGGCAAGCGCAGCATCATTGACTCGTTGTCGCTCGGTCACCTCGTCATAAGCCGAAACCTCTAAAATCTTAACCACCGGATCGGATTCAACATCCGCATCCCAATCCGGCTCTAACTCGGAAAACGCATCCTTTTGTCTCTGAAGCTCCGTTTCAAAGTCTAACGACTCAACCACTTCTGGCTCTGGCAGTGCAGATAAATCTATTGTACTCATGAGAGGGTTATTATCTCCAAGTCGGCATCAGCTCCGGTATCGGTATTGGTGCCTTCTATTTCAATGTAAGCATATGGTTTACTCACCGGGTCGAAATTGAACGTGATATCAATGCTGTCAATACGTAGGCGTGTTTCCCATGTATTCAACGCTTCGGCAATATCAGCAATCATGTCTAACTTGGTATCTGGTGTAAAAGGACGATCCAAACGATTGAGCGCATTACACCCATACGTCCTGCGCATTAAGCGCGTACCTATTCGTGTTGTTATAATGTCATCAACACTCTGCTGCAGATGCTCACTCCCACTGAGTGAAGTGCCAGAGGTCCTATCCATTCCATACATAAATTACACCGTTTGATCTGGGGGGGAGATGTCGCCGTTTTCGTGGGTATGTCCGTTATACGTTGTACGTAACGAGTTTAAGGTTCCGGTCGAGTCTTTCACCGCCGCACCTGCTACCGTGCCTGATGACGTGAAGTTTCCTGTTTGTATGTAGTTCCCTTTATGTTCAACATTGCCGTTAAAAACCAAATTGGCATTAAACGTATAAGTAGCGCCAGTGAACGTTGCTGTTCCTGACCCTAAAGAAATAGACCAGGATGATGATGAACGGTCGAACTGAAACGTCGAACCGTCCGAGAACTTAATTAAATGAATATTTTCATCTGAGCTAATAGGGCTATTTGTTGAGGTATTAAGCCCAAGCAAAACTTTGCCTAATCGTAAATCGCCTGCAGGTGAAAAAATAACGCACTGCTCTCCCACTTTAGGTGGGTTCCATGTCTGCAGATAACCTTGACGCTCTTCAAAATAACAAAGCCATCCAGTGGTAACCGGAGCACCCTCTGCGTCTTTGTCATACTCAACTTTGACTCTCGGCGGACCATTTTTAACCTCAGCAACAACACCCGGACGAATAAGGTTACTCACCCGCTGCTCTAATCGTGAAAGATGCTGGTATATTTTCGTCTCAGACATTATTCACTCTCGGTTGT